ATGATGAAAACAATTGTGGATGCGAATAAGGATCTGTTGGAGCTTCAAAAGAGTGTAAAGAAACTCAAAGAAGATAATAATACATCTGCACCACAGAATGTTACAAATGCATTGTATGTTGGATCAACATCAGACCTCATGAATCTAATTAAAGATAACAAATAAGTTATAATCATTCATAAGGACAAGTCCTATTATAACGTATTTTTTAATAATGTCAATAGAAAAATTGAAAATAGTATGTCTGACCTCTATTTAAATAACCCTCTTCTCAAAAAAGCATATGTTCCTATTGAATATACACAGGAGCAGATTGAAGAAGTAATCAAATGTTCTAAAGACATTAATTATTTTATTAAAACATATACAAAGATTATCAGCCTTGATAAGGGTCTTATTAATTTTGAGATGTATCCTTTTCAAGAAGATATGTCAAGAACTATTACTGACAATCGATTCACTGTAATTAAAACTTGTAGACAAGCTGGTAAAACTACTACATCGGCTGCTGTTATTCTTTGGCACGCTATTTTTAATGATTCATACACGATTGCTATTCTTGCTAACAAACTTTCCACTGCTCGTGAGATTCTTTCTCGTGTTCAGCGAGGATATGAAAATCTTCCAAAGTGGCTTCAGCAAGGTGTAGTTACATGGAACAAAACAAACATTGAACTTGAGAATGGTAGCCAGATTATTGCTGCTTCTACTGCTTCATCTGCTATTCGTGGTTTCTCTATTAACTTTTTGTATCTTGATGAATTTGCATTCGTACCAAGAAACATACAAGATGACTTCTTTACGTCAGTTTATCCTACAATCATCTCTGGTACAAATACAAAGGTTGTGATTACATCTACGCCAAATGGTTTTGATTTATTCTATAAGATATGGATTAATAGCGTAGAAGGTCGGAATGAGTATGCTAACTTTTCAGTTAGTTGGTGGGATGTTCCAGGTCGGGATGATGAGTGGCGAGAAAAAACAATTGCGAATACAAGTGAAGATCAATTCCGACAAGAATTTGAAGCAGAGTTTCTTGGTTCAGCAAACACACTTATCTCACCAAATGTTCTTCGGTCGTTAACATTTACGACTCCGATATCTTCCCATTACGAAGGTAGTTTAACTGTATATAAAGAGCCAGAAAAGGGTGGTGTATATTTTTGTGTAGTTGATACTTCACGTGGTGTTGGTATGGACGCTTCTGCTTTTGTTGTTATTGATGTTTCTTCTGTTCCATATGAAGTTGTTGCTTGTTATAAAAACAATATTATCGATCCACTTGTATATCCAGATGTTATTCATAATGTAGTAAAGAACTATAATGAAGCATATACTCTCGTTGAGATTAACGACAATGGTCAACAGATTGCTGATATTCTTCACCATGACTATGAATATGAAAATATAATATTTACATCTGTAAAGGGCAGAGCAGGTCAAGTTATTGGTGGTGGCTTCTCTTCATCAGTTCAACGTGGTGTAAGAACAACGAAACAAGTCAAGCGTATTGGTTGTTCTAACGCCAAAACAATGATTGAGAAAGAAAAGATTAAGTTACACGATTTTAATCTGATTAATGAATTATCTACATTCATTCAGAAAGGAACATCATACGAGGCTGATATTGGTTCGCATGATGATTTAATAATGTGTGTTGTATTGTTTGCATGGGCAACAAACCAAACGTTCTTTAAAGATTTGACTGATACTGATTTTAGAAAGAAACTGATGGAAGATCGTGAACGATTGATTAGCGATGATGTTCTCCCATTTGGATTTATTGATGATGGAAGTGATTTTGAAGAAACAATAAATAACCAAAACAGCACTAATTTTTGGGATGATATGGACACATCAAATAAATGGTGATGCCTCTACTAAATCTTTCATTTTATAAATAATAATGAAAATTGAATAGAAATCAATTCTATAAGGAGAATGAACAATGCCTTTTCAAGTATCACCAGGCGTTAATGTAAGCGAAATCGACCTTACTACTGTCATTCCTGCCGTTTCAACAACTGATGGCGCTATCGCAGGGCGTTTTCATTGGGGTCCAGCAGACAAGAGAGTACTAATCGATTCGGAAGATACATTAGCAGCCCAATTCCAAAAGCCAGATTCTGATAACTATCAGGAATGGTTTACTGCTGCAAACTTCTTAGCGTATGGCAATTCACTGTATATCTCTCGTGTACTTAACGGTGCCAACAATGCAACTGCATCTGGCAACACTTCAATTCTAGTTAAGAACGATGACGATTATGAAAATAACTATTCATCAGGTGTTGCTGGCGCTGGCGACTGGGTAGCAAAATATCCAGGCGATATTGCTAACTCACTCAAAGTTTCAGTTTGTCACAGTTCAGTAGCATGGGAGTCAACACTCTCATCTGCCAACCTTGTGTTTACACCTTCTTCAACAAGTGTACTCACAAAGGGTGCAAACACATCACTCGACCTTACAAGTGGTCCAAATATTGATCTTTCAACGACAGTTTCAGTTGGCGACATTCTATTCCTACAATCAACAGGAATCAATCTTGGTGATGGCATCAGAGTCACTGCTGCTAACAGTTCTGTGATCACTCTTGCTAGTGCTCCAACTGCTGAAGATCTTGGCACAACAGGTTCTACTAAAGTTCAATCTGTTGCTGTTCAGCGCCGTTGGGAATACTATAATCTCTTTGATGCTGCTCCAGGCACTTCTACATACGCTACTCGTGCTGGTGGTTCTGGCGATGAACTTCATATTGCTATCGTTGACGAAGATGGCGAGATTACTGGTGTTCGTGGTCAGGCCATTCAACGTTTCGCTAATCTATCTCGTGCTCGTGACGCAAAAGCAGAAGATGGTACAGGAATCTACTATAAAGAAGTTATCAACCAGCGTTCAAACTGGCTTTGGTGGGCTTCTCATGTAGACAACATGACTTCTGCTGGTGGTCTTGCAACATCAACGTTTACAAATAGCGATGATTTACCAACAACAGTTTCAATGTCTGGTGGTTCAAATGGTTCTGCACCATCAAACGCTCAGTTGATTGCTGGTTACGACTATTTCAAATCTGCTGAAGATGTTGATGTATCACTTATTCTTGGTGCTGATGCAGATGGAACAATTGCTACATACATCATTAATAATATCTGCGAGACTCGTAAAGACTGTATCGTTTGTCTTTCACCAGAAGCTGCTGATGTTGTTAATAACAGCACATATGCTGGTAAAGAAGCAGAAGATATCATTGCTTTCCGTAACACACTTCCATCAAGCTCCTATGCTGTAATGGATGGTGCTTGGAAGTATCAGTACGATAAGTATAACGATGTTTACCGTTATGTTCCAATGAACGGCGATACTGCTGGTCTTATGGTTCGTACAGATACAACTCGTGACCCATGGTTCTCACCTGCTGGATTCAATCGTGGTAATGTAAAGAATGTTGTTAAACTTTCTTTCAACCCTAAGAAAGCAGAACGTGATGTACTATACAAAGCTGGTGTTAACCCAGTAGTTACATTCCCAGGTCAGGGAACAGTACTCTTCGGTGATAAGACACTGCTTGCTAAACCAAGTGCATTTGATCGTATCAACGTTCGTCGCTTATTCATTGTTCTTGAGAAAGCAATCTCTACTGCTTCTAAGTTTACATTGTTTGAGTTCAATGATGCATTTACTCGCTCACAGTTCCGCAACCTCGTTGAACCATTCCTTCGTGATGTTCAAGGTCGTCGTGGTATCTTTGATTTTCGTGTAGTTTGTGATGAAACGAACAATACTGGCGAAGTCATTGACCGAAATGAGTTCATTGGTGATATTTACATTAAGCCAGCTCGTTCAATCAACTTTATTCAACTTAACTTCGTTGCAGTTCGCACTGGTGTTGATTTTGAAGAAGTTGTTGGGCAATTCTAATATAAATAGATAAAAGGATTTAGGAGAATAACATGGCTTTTAGTGTAACAGAATTTCAAGGACAGATGCAGTTTGGTGGCGCTCGTCCATCACTGTTTGAAGTCAATATCACCAACCCATTCAACTCATCTGCTGATGATAAAGTTCGGTTCATGTGTCGTACAGCACAGATTCCAGCTTCAACCGTTGGTGTAATCCCTGTATCATACTTCGGTCGTCCAGTAAAGTTTGCTGGCAACCGTGTATTCGAACCTTGGACAGTATCAATTCTCAACGATGAAGACTTTGCGGTACGCAGCACTCTTGAAGAATGGCATCAAAACATCAACACTACGGTTGGTAACGTTCGCCAAGCTGGTGCTGGTCCTGAAGCATATAAGTCACAGGCTTCTGTCATTCATTACGGCAAACAAGGTAATATTCTTCGTGAATATAAGTTTGTTGGTATGTTTATATCAAACATTTCAGCAATTGAACTTGATTGGGGTAATGAGGGTATTGAAGAATTTCAGGCAACATTTGAATATGATTACTTCACAGTTGACAATGCTTCTGAGTTTGGTATTGCTATCAATACTTAATTCATAAATATAATAGTTCTATGGAAAAGGGAGCTTCGGCTCCCTTTTTTGTTTTTCAAATTATTATAAATAATAGAAATAACTTTACAGTATGGGGATAACTAATTATGGCTGAACTTTTTGGCTTCACCATTGCCCGCAAAAAACAAGAAGATCAACAAGAAAACCTTCCATCAATCGTATCACCAACTCAAGAAGATGGTGCTATTGAGATTGCGCCTGGTGGTGCTTATGGGACGTATGTTGATCTTGAGGGCAAAGCAAAGAACGAAGGCGAACTTGTGACCAAGTATCGTCAGATGGCTCTTCAACCTGAATGTGATTCAGCAGTTCAAGATGTTGTCAATGAAGCGATTGTAGTCACAGAAGATTCTGGACCAGTTGAAATTGTTCTTGATAAACTTGACTATCCTGAAAATATTAAAAAGAAAATACACGAAGAGTTTGAAGCAATTATGAAATTGCTTGACTTTAATAACAATGCTTATGATTTATTTCGTAAATGGTATGTTGATGGTCGTCTTTATCATCACATTGTTATTGACGAAAAGAATCCACGTCAAGGTATTAAAGACCTTCGTTACATTGACCCTCGTAAAATTCGTAAGATTAAAGAATCACTCAAAGAAAAAGATGCTAGAACTGGTGCTACAGTTTTCAAAGGCATGAATGAATATTATCTTTATAATGCTGGTGGTGTTAATTCATCTAACCAAGCACAAGGTGTTAAGATAGCAAAGGATTCTATTTCATATTGTCACTCAGGTTTGCTTGATGAACGAAACAGTATGATTTACTCGTATCTTCATAAAGCAATTAAACCGCTCAATCAGTTACGTATGCTTGAAGATGCTGTTGTTATCTATCGTCTTGCTCGTGCTCCAGAACGCCGTGTGTTCTATATTGATGTTGGTAACCTTCCTAAGATGAAGGCTGAACAGTATATGCGTGATATGATGGTCAAGCATAAAAATAAACTTATCTATGATGCATCGACTGGTGAAGTTCGTGATGACCGTAAGTTCATGACAATGCTTGAAGACTTCTGGCTTCCAAGACGTGAAGGTGGTCGTGGCACTGAAATTACAACACTTCCAGGTGGTCAAAGCCTTGGTGAAATGGACGATGTTGATTATTTCCGTCGCAAACTTTATAAGTCGTTGAACGTTCCGATTACACGTATGGATGCTGAGAATCAATTTAATCTTGGTCGTGCTTCAGAGATTACTCGTGATGAGTTAAAATTCAATAAGTTTGTTATGCGTCTCCGTAATCGATTTTCAATTTTGTTCAGTGATTTACTTGAGATTCAATTAGCACTCAAAGGTGTTATCACTCGTGGTGAGTGGAAAGAAATGAAACAAGATATTCATTATGATTTTCAAGAAGACAATCACTTTACCGAACTGAAAGACACGGAGATTATGCAAGGTCGATTGCAAATTCTCGGTGAGGTTGATAATTTTGTTGGTAAGTATTTCTCTGAAGATTGGATTCGTAAAAATGTTCTTCGTATGACTGAAGAAGAAATCAAAGATGAACAGAAACAGATTGACAAAGAAGCTGATGAAGCACCAGACGAAGAAGAAACTCCAGTTGAAGAACAATTGAAGATTGAAGACCAAACAGAAGAATTTATCCCAGACAAAAATATTTCTGAAGAAGAAAAAAAATTAGTTGAAAGTATGACAAAGTTCATGAGTTCAATGGTCGACGACGACAAGGAATAAACTGCCATGAAGGCAACCGTCGAGAACGCCAAACTACTCGCTACTCTCCTAGCAGTAATACAAAAAGAAAATAGCAAGGCTAAAGACTCGCTATACGAACAACTGTATGCTGCTCTCCAAGAAGATATTGATAGTCAGTCAGGCGTAAAATTACTCCAAATTGAAGGAATAGAAGACCCTATTCCTATTCAAGTATTCCGTGGCGACAAAGGTGATGTTGGTCCGCAGGGTGAACGTGGATTAATCGGCGAACAGGGCGAACGTGGCGAACAGGGCATTCAAGGTGTTCAGGGCCCACAAGGTGATCCTGGTCGTATTGGTCCACAAGGTTTACAAGGTGATAAAGGTGACCAAGGCGAGAAGGGCGACAAAGGTGATGCTGGTCGTGATGGTCAAGACTTTGATTCTTCTCAACTTGAAAAGAAGTTTACAGAACTTTACGATAACTTTGTAAGACAAATTTCAGCACAAGTCACTCGTATGGCATATGCCCGTGGCGGCATGGATATGTCTGGTGGTGGAGGTGAAGTTCGTTTAGAGTTTCTTGATGATGTTAACCGCAACTCTGCGAAACAAGATGGTCATTTTCTAAAATGGGATTCTGCTTCTGGTAAATGGATTGGTGATGCAGCCAATAACTTTACCACAACAATTGTCACACAAGATATTATTCCAGCAATAACGAATACGTATTCTCTTGGTACTGCTGATAAAAACTGGAAAGAATTATATCTAAGTGGCAACACCATGTACATTGGTGGTGTTGCAATTAGTGCACAGAGTTCAAATACTGGCACACAAACACTAAGAATTGGATCAAATGGTACAGTTCAAGACCTTGTAAGTAATAGCTATCTTTCCTCGACATACATGTCGAATACCGACACAAGAGCTTTCGTTCTTGACGAAGTTGCAAAAGTTGTAAATGCTGCTCCAACCGCTCTCAATACACTTGTTGAAATATCTACTGCACTTGGTGGTGATGCTAACTTTGCTAATACTATTACAACGTCAATTAATAGTAAAGCATCAAATGCATATGTAAACGAATTATTATCAAATACAAATTCATATATTGCTACCAAGTTAGATATTTTAGATTTTCAATCTGCTCTTGCAAACACAAATTCGTATATTGCTTCTGTAGACGAACAAAGAGCATTAGATTTATCAAATACCAATGCTCAAATTGCAACTATCAATACTACGCTTGATACAAAAGCAACGAATACTTATACACAATCGGTTGGTATTAGCTCTGCTACGTTTACCGAAGCAAACAATACCATTACATTTTTACGACCAGATGCTTCTGAACTCAAGTTACAAATTAATGCATCGGGTGGTGGATCAGGTAACGGTGATGTATCTAATGCTTATCTAACATCTACATACGTTGCAAATACAGAGTTTCAGAGAGTACTTGCTAATACAAATGCCTATATTGCATCTGTTGTTTTAAGTGGAAACACTACAACAATTTCAAACGCAAATGGTAGTACTGGCACTTCTCTCATTGCAAATAATATAAATAGTAATGTATCATTAAAGCGAATCAAAGCTGGAAGAAATATTGAAATTGAAGAAGTTGACGGCGACATTATTCTAACTGCTATTCCGCAAGTTGATTATGGTTTTATTTCCAACGATTATGGTTCTATTTCAAATCCATCAACAGATGGCTCCGTCGATTATGGAACACTATAAATGGCTCAAGAAGTAAGATTAAGAAGAGGTACGGCAAATCAACATTCTACCTTCACAGGCGCTGAAGGTGAAGTTACTGTTGATACCACCAATGACACTATTCGTGTTCATGATGGTTCTCTTGCTGGTGGCCATCGTCTTGCTAAGTATAGTGAATTAGTTGATGCGGGAGCAAATACTTATCTTGTGAGTACTGTGAGTAATATTGAAGTTGGTGATTCACTATCTATTTCAGTAAACTATGCTAACAATGCTTATCCTGGTGGCGTATTTACAATCCAAAAACAAGGTGCGCTTGCAATATCAATCACTAATCGTTGGGCTACAAACAATAGTTCAAATAAAAATGCATATACTGATTATGCTAATAGTGCAGTAAATGAAGATGATATTGAACTTCTTGTTTCTCTCACAAACGCATCCTTTGATATTCAATCAGACGATACTATTACTATTGGTTCAACAACAATTACTGGTTCTGATTTATCAGGTCTTGGTATTAGTGGAACTGGTGGAATATATACAATTTCAGCATCGTTGTTTGCTTCAAGCGTACAAACAAATAGTTCATCTTCTGTGTCTTGGGAGTTAACCACTGATCGTGGACAAGAAACTGGTTCTGCTACTACTCTTACAAACACACAACCAATTCCATTCAATATCAATTCGATCACTGCAAGTTTCCCATCATCTACTGTTCCATATTGGGATCTTGATCAATCGTTTAGTTGGAGCCTCAGTAAAACTTCTGGTTCAACTGTAACAGGCGGCACAACAACGTTCACTGGTGGAGTTGGTGGTACGCTCACAACAAGCGGTGCAACAAATGGTACAAGTGCTTCTATTGATAGTACAATAACTTATACTGTTGTAACTGATACATATACAGGTACTGGCGCTTATGGTGCTGGTACTTCAACTGCTACAGACAGAACTAGGACAATTACACCAGCAACTAAGTATTACCCATTGTTCTGGAAAACAACAGGATCAAGTTCTAATCCAAACTTCACTACGAGTGACAGTCACAATAGTTATGATTTTGCATTGAATCAAACAGCAGTAACAACAGACACTACAACTGATTATACTTGGATTGCAACTCCAACAAGTGCTAATCGAACATTCAAATACATCTTCCTTGGAAGCGATGTGGTACTTACTCCGACAACGACTTATACTGAACAGGATATTTCTGGAGAAACTTATAACGTATATGGATTTACTAACTTCTCAGCCGCAACAACCATTTACGTAGTGAGTTAAACATGGCAGTATTACAATTCCCTACTCCTACAGTATTTCGAAATCTTGACACGCCAACTGCACCGAGTGATGCGGTAACAAAAGCATATGTTGATTCTATTGCTACAGCGAATGCAACATGGTCAAATGCTAACGATACAATTACTTTTTCAAATGTTGATGGATCAACCTTTGACGTAACGATTACTGGATTTGCTGATTTAGATGATGCAACGCTTACTGGTAATACAACAATCACAACTCTTATATTATCAAATGTTCTTGGTACAGAATATGGTGGAACTGGATTAACAAGTTTTACCGAAAATGGTGTAATGTTTGGCGCTAATACGAGTTCTCTTGCTTTTGCTTCTGGTTCAAGTGGAGATGTGTTGCAAGTTTCTGCAAATGGAACGCCGGTGTTTGATACTCTTGATGGAGGTACCTTTGAATAGGTATTATATATAAAATGAGTAAACAAGCAGAAGCTATTAATGTTTATATTGAACAACAACAGAAAAAAATTAATGAACTTGTCCAGCAAAATATGATGCTCGAAACAAGAAATAATATTTTGTTAAAAGAAGTTGAAGAACTCAAACATATAAATAAAACGTACAAAGATGAAATTGATGCTATTTCTTTCGAAAGAAATGGTGTTTCAACTTTAGTTACAAATTCGAATTTAAGAACTAGAAATGAAACTATTGAAAAACAAACCTCCACCGAAAACAAAATAAGATTGAGTGGAAAAGAATTTACCAAAAATAATATGCTAAGGAGAGAATAAAAATGGCATCTATTATCAAAATCAAACGCAATAATACTAGCGGTACAGCACCTTCGGGTGGTGATCTAGCTGCTGGTGAACTTGCAGTTAACACAGCCGATGGACTACTCTTTACGTCTTCCAACGGTTCCGACATTGTTTCCCTCGGTCAAACATCTGCTTCTATTCAAGAAGCTGCTGCTCTTGCTAACACCAATGCATATATTGCTAGTGTTCAATCAGATGTAGACGCTAACGAAGCTGCTGAACTCGTTCGTTTATCAAACACCAATGCATATATTGCTAGTGTTCAATCAGATGTAGACGCTAACGAAGCAACAGAGTTAGCACATCTATCTAACACCAACGCTTATATCGCTGCTGTTCAATCTGATGTTGATGCAAATGAAGCAACAGAGTTAGCACATCTATCTAACACTAATGCTTACATTGCTGACGTTAAAACCGATAGTGCTTCTTGGAATGATGGCACTGACACCATTACATTCACACGTGGTGACAGCACAACATATTCAGTTGCTCTAACTGGTTTCCCATCTGACAGTGTTGCTAACACATATGTTCAGTTACTACTAAGCAACACCAATGCTTACATTGCTGCGGTTCAAGCTGACGTTGATCAAAATGAATCCGATGCAGATGCAGCAATTGCTGCTGTACAATCTGACGTAGACTCTAACGAAGCTGCTGAACTTGTACGT